ATTTTTCTCGCGATTTGTAAGCTTTGAAAAAGCTACGCGATTAACTGAAAGATAATTGATTTTACTCAACATTATTTAAATTATTAATTATTTTAAACCCACAAACGAAATTACTTATTTAATTTCTTTCCCCGCCAAATTCTATTTTTCGATTATTAATTTTGAGACGCTTATTAGCATCATCATGTCTAAAACAATAATCAGCGTACTGTTGTTTACAATCGCCAATTTTACCAATACAAAATTCTTGATACGTTAATTTCTTGCCAGATAATAATCTAGCTCGCTTCATAGAAATGACGCGATGTATATTAAGTTTTTCGTATTTTAAAAACTGAGGACGTGTCAATGTCTTGACATCAGCATGCTTATTATGTAAAACATAATTATCAAAATTATTCCGCCACACACCGGGTGTTAATTCGAGAACGCTAGGCAGATTCAAATCTAAAATAGTCATATTTGAAATTTCTTTTTCAATACGCAACTGTTGTGATACTGTGACACCAAACACTTTTTCCATCAAAAGCCTGGTACGCGGACCAGTTTCTTTATAGGGCAAAGTGTCTGTAAGGTATGCTTGGTAACACTTCAGTTGTTGTTCGTATTTATAAGAATCTTCGTATCGTAATTTGATCTCATATTCGCTCAATAATTCAAATATTTTCTTTCCGTAATTATAAACAATAGGACAACCAGGATATTCATACATCAAAGACAAGGCTTTACTACGTAATAATTCATAATATGTAGTCTTATTACACGTTGCATATTTTCTTGTTACCCAAGGGGTAGTGCATAATGTTTCCAAAGGTTCTCTGATATTCACTAGCTCAATAGGATCATAAACCAAGCCGCAAAAACTGCCTTCGGAAATATCTTCTACAAATTCTAACTTAACATTCAAACCCATTTTATCATAATATTCTTGTGGAACGCGATCGCTTAAACCGATCAGCGCATCATCACCTTCAATAATTGGTCCGGAATACTTCAATTTATAATGCTCACAAGCAAACAATAGAAACATAAGATTACTAAAACCATTGCCCAAAGACGTATTCATCTCTCCTGACATTCTTTTGGCATTCACCTTAACTGTAAAATATTTGTTGACTGCATAATTGTCACTGGCCAGTATTTTGAATATCAATCTACAAAGCATTGCTGCTTTAGTATTCTTACTACTCATATACCTGTACAGTTCGAATTCGCAGTCATCCATCATATCCGTAGTGAAGTGACTTTCAAAAGAAGTGTAATCAGTTCCTTGAAAACGTAAAGAACAATCGTTCATAAAATCGTTAATATATTTAGGTCTATCATGTTTGGGAATTTTCTTAATAAAATATGGTAATTTAAACAACTCTTTTTCAATTTTCCTGAAAAAAGGTCCAACAACACACTTCGCAGAATCGGAACGTGCCCAAATTCCACGAAAATGTTTGTATTCTGGATAATATTCTTCTTTGGCAAATATTTTGATAGAGTGATTAATGAATTGATTTTCATCAATTTCACCATATGAATTAAGTGGTAATTCTTTATAAGCTTTAATAATTTCTTGTTTCCTCCATTCTGGATAATTGGTGCTTTCTAGCCATTCATTAAAATCCAAATCATCTGAACAATCAATTGGTTCTAGGTTCGTAGCTATCCATTTTTTGACAAATTTCCTAAATTTGCGTCTCAAATTCCTATTGTATTTTTTTGGGTGCATAAGCCATACGCTTAGCAACACCGTCCAACAGTGAATGAGGATTAGTAACATCTGGTCTAGGTGGAATAGCGGGAATTGGTTTAATGAAAGAAGCTGCCATAGGTGGACGAATTTCTGAATCATAAGTTTTGATGTTTTTGTGTAATGTGCAACATGTGGAGTCTGGAATTTCAGGCACTTTTAAGTTAACTTCATCTGAGCGATATCCATAAAGGAAATAACCCGGATGAGGTTTGTTATTTCTAACATTTAATAAAAGTGGCTGTACTCCTGCTGAACACAAAACAGCCTCATTGTGTCCAGCTTTCGAAAAAGTTGGTGGTTAATATCAGTTACTGCATTTTCAAATCTCATCGAAAGCGCTATGGTCTGTGCTAATCGTGCAGAAGCATTTTCGAAATCATTAACTAAATTGTTGGAACGATCATAATTGATGAATGGACCAGATGAACAAGACTGGTTCATTCGTTCAAGCATGGCTTCAGCGGAAACATTCATATTAGTATTTTTTGAATTGAGCATTTGCATGCACAACTCAGCATCAAATACTGATTCAGTTTCTGGTACGCGTTCTTCTATGCAACCTGTAGGTGTAAAAATTTGATATTTGTCTAAATAACCATAATGAGTATATTTAGTAACACTCTCAACAGATCTATACAATTTAGAAGTATGAGTTATTTTGAAATTCTTATCTGTTTCTCTTCTTAAATCTTGTTCTTCATCTCCGTATTCACCTAAATATTCAGTAATCCTGACCGTTCTTCTATAAAAAGTCTTGCCAGAATGAACAAAATAAAAAGTGTAACAAAAATTTTTGATATACCAAGTTTTCAGAAATTTCTTGTAAGTAACATTAATGATATGAAATAGTATCATGGTCTCAAAACTGATCAGAACAAAACCCATAACATTATCATTATAGGAAATAGTTTGAAGCAACATGAGAAAAACCCACAGCAATAATTTACAAATATGCGTTAATACTATATTAATCCCTTTTAATTCAGAGATTATAAAAGTCTTGTCATTAAAATTATCACGAAGTAATTCTTTACTAATAAATCTTGTTAAACTAACTTGAGTGTACATCAATGTCATTAAGAATAAGAAACAAAAAATATGATAACTATGAGTAATTAGAAAATACATTAATTCACCTTCAACACTACGTCTTAAAGATATTTTTCTGAAAATTCCAAACCAATGTGTTTTTTCGACAATTTGAGGAATAGGTTTCACATCATTGGTGGTATAATCATAAGAATATTCTTTATTCAAAAAATTTTGCAAATTAGGCTCGGTGTTGATTTTCTTTTCGACGACGGGATCAGGAGTAATTGGTACTGAAGGCAGTGGCTGTGATACATCAATTTTTGCGTTATTGGATATTGTATCATCATCTAAACTAACTTTAGAACTCATTTCTTTTTTGGCTGGTAAATACTTGAGTTCGCCACTTGCTAACTTTTGTTGAATAACATACGAATTTAATCTAGTTTTTGCTTTCTGTTTGAATTTATCACAGGGTTTATGACCTCCATTTTCTTTACATTCATCTGTTCTAACTTCCGTTTGTTTCATATTACCATTAATAGAATGCATTAATTTGTTCCAAGCTTTCCTGCTAATTTGATATTTAAAACGTAAAATTATTAAATCACAAATCAAATTTTCAGGATTAGCCATAGGTAAAAAGAAACCAGGAAATCCTAACCATTGGTGTAAATAATAAACTAAATGTTTGAGTTTGAAGGCATCCTTAATAGTATAAATATTAAACTCCCCGTATTCAGGAACCTTGATTAAATGCTTGTACTCGTAGATATTCTCAGTACTGAAATCGGTGAATTCAAAATCTTCAACACATTCACGTTCTTCTGTATACGCGCAGCAGTAAATACAGTAGCATTTTTGAGGTATAACCTCAAGGTCTTCCTCTTCACCGAAAGGACAACCATCTGGACAATAATCATTACAATAACTGCCAGTTTTAATTAACATATCTTGACACCCTCCACAAAAATTGGTGAAAGGTGAAGCTACTACATGGTTTAAACAACTTTTACAATATTGGTTTCGGCTTACTGGGTTATCCGATTCCCTACATACCTTCTTAGGACCAATATTTTCTATATCTTGAAACTCACAAACACGCTTCATCTTGTTAAATCAATTTAGATATGAGAATTTTGAATGGTGCCTCACCACCGAGCTCTACCCGCAGGACTAACGCCCAACCCACGGAAGCTCAAGACCGAGGTCAAATAATAAATTTGAATTAATTTCCATTACAAGCACAAGAAATTTCACGAACTCTTTTCGTGTGACGCAGTAACCTTAAATTTTGGCGCTTGGCTGATTTGTCAAATCATTTAATACTGAATCTCCGGGACCAAGAGTTGGATCCATCAAGTTATGGTTGTAAAGCAATATCTCCAACACCCTTTCAAGTGCAGAGACTGACCATTAATTTTTTCATTATTTGAGTACATTTTTCGCTAGATGTTCAACTAGAGCACTTTACGCTTGTGTGCAACAAGTCAATCAACAATGTTGAAAGCATGCATAAGCATGGAATACCAAAGAACCGTATTCTAATGATTTTTACGCTAGACATCATAACTAGAGCACTTTTCGCTTGTGTGCATCAAGTCAATCACATTAGTGAAA